GATGTTTTCTGTCGACCAAAAGTCGCGCTTTGAGTTGAAGCACTCAAAGAAGTAGCCTTGGTTGCGGCGCGGGTTGGAGAAGGCAAACCAAAACCTGTGCGGCGTGTTTTCTGTAAAGAAGCCAGCCGCCACCTGCCAGATCGAGTCTGGAATACCTGACGCCTCATCAAAGATCAGACACACGCCGTCCAGGTTGTGCAAACCGGCGTAAGCGTCCGGGTTCTCTTCCGACCACAGACGCCCCTCGATCGACCAAAAGCGCGTGCCTTTCTTCAAGTCCCGCTCGACGATCTCCGCCAGCCACTTAGCCGGTGCGACCTTGGTCGCGCTGATCTCAAACCAATGGCTGTTGATCATCATCGCCAGCCACTTGGTAATCTCCGACCAAGTGATACTGCGAAGCTGCGCCTCACTGTTGGCCGACACAATTGTTGTGGATCCTATGCGCGTGGAAAGCATCCACAGCACGAGCCAACTGACTAGCGCGGACTTACCGATCCCCCGGCCTGACGCGACCGCCAGTCGAAAGACGTTGTAGTCAACTTTGCCGCCGTTGTCTTTGATGTGCTGCGTGATCTTCCGCAACACTTGGCGCTGCCACTTGCGCGGGCCTTTGTAGTTAGCTAGTGGCGTGCCGTGTTGCCCCCACGGGAACGCAAAGTTTACAAACGCTTCCGGGTCGTCTTTGATGCGCGGCTGCCAGAGCCGCGTCATCAAGAGCTGTTCGTCAGACGCGCTGTAGATCGGTTGTTGCAAGGGTGGGCTCCAGTCGCTCTGTTACCTGTACGTCGATGACGCGCTGCTCTGCTTTCTCAAGCGCCGATATTACGCTGATCTGTTGCGCCACGTCGATCTGCACTTGTTGCTTGGCCACCCAATCGTGTCTGTGTCGCAGGATCTCTAGCGCCGCTTTGGTGTCGCCCGCAAGCGCAGCGTCCATCATCACAGTTGCAAGCGCCCCTTCTGCGTCAGCGCGTCCCTTCTGTTCTGCCATCTCGGCAATCGGGTCCATCTCGCACAGACGCCGATACTCGGTCGGCAGCATGCCAGCCTTTAACGCCAGCGAGTCACCTTTTAGACCCAACTTGGCAGCCTCGTAGATGCGCTGCAAGCGCGCCTCGGTCGCCTCTAGTTTGCGCGCGGTCAGCGGCAAGGATTGGAAGGTCATGGCTGTAACAATTTATGTGACAAGTAATTATAACATTTTGCAAAAAAATTTGTGCGACCCCTCCGTTTTTGACCGGGCCAGCCGCCGGCCCTGGCCGGGGGCTATCAGCCGACCGGCTCCGATCGACGCAAGCTATCGGCTACCAGCCGCGCCAGCCCGCTAGGCGTGCGGCCAATGGGTCATATGGGTCATGGCCATCAAGGTCGCGGGCTTGCGTCCAAATGGCATGCGGCGCAGGCCAATGGGTCAAATGGGTCATGACCATTTGAATTGGTAAACGGTTTTGAAAAATGGGCGGAAAAGGCGCTCGAATGGGGGTTTATGGGTCAAATGGGTCAATGGGTCACCCTTTTTTTTTTGGCGAACCCCTTATGCGCGCGCTCCGCCGGCGCGCCATATTTCTACTACTGTATGGATATACAGTATTTTAACCATTTAAACAGTATCAAACAAAACAATGACCCATAAGACCCATTCCCCTATGAAACCAGGCGCACGCCCATAACCCATGTCATAGCCCCGCGGGGGTCCCCATGCGCGCGATAGGGTTATCTGCCATAAGACTTGTCGCAAGCGCTGATGGGTCATGCAAAAAGCGCTTGACACTGCAACAAATAGTGTGACAGCATGCCACTACTGTGCCTCGCATGGTGCGGCGCACAATCTACCTGGGAGCAAAGCATGGCCCTTCAATATGAGTTTGCAGTAGTCAATTTGCGCACCGGCGCGCACGATCAAATCCGCGCCAGCGCCGCGTCAGAGGCGCAGGCCCGCGAAGCGATCGTCGCCTATTACGCTGACACGCACGCGATCGCTGACGCTGCGCATTGCACGCGGCCGGCGCACAGCGTATTGGGCGAGATCAACTGTCTGTAATTAAACCCCCGCGCCTACGGGCGCGCATCAACTGAGGAGCAACTGCCATGTCATACACCGTTCATCTGTCCCCAAAATCGGCCAACGCCAAAACTGGCCCGATACCGGTATCGACCACGACACGCGCGACGTGCCCGACGACGTGCGAAATGCGCGACGCGTGCTACGCGTCGTCAGGCCCGCTCGCGTTGCACTGGTCGGCTGTTTCATCGGGCACGCGCGGCACTGATTGGCAAACCTTCGTTGACGCGATCGCGCAGTTACCGGCCGGCCAATTGTGGCGCCACAATCAAGCCGGAGATTTACCCGGAGACGGGCACACAGTCGATCCAATCGCGTTAGGTGAACTAGTCGCGGCCAATCGTGGACGTCGCGGATTCACCTATTCACACTATCGCGATGGCGCAAGCTTGTCTTGGATCAAAACTGCCAACGAATGGGGCTTTACGATCAACCTATCCGCGAACGATCTAGCTGACGCGGACGCGCTCGCCGACACCGGCGCTGGTCCGGTCGTTTGCGTGGTCCCGTCAACGACCACGGAAAACACGCGCACACCCGCCGGTCGTCGCGTGGTCGTCTGCCCTGCGACGCAACGCGACGACACTAGTTGCGCGACGTGCCAATTGTGCGCACGTCAACGCGACGTGATCGTCGGATTCCCGGCGCACGGGTCACGTAAACGCGTGATCGACATCAAGCTTGCAGCCTGATCAACCTTGCGCCCTTCGGGGCGCCCTTTTCGGAGATTGCATTATGGCCTACACGCTGAAAAAATCCGTCAACGGTCTAACCCTTGATGACATTAAACGGATATACGACAGCAACCCGAATATGACGTTGCGCGAATTGTCCAATCTCACGGGGCTTGCTGTGCCCTTTCTCAAAAAACTTTTGATTGGAGCCTAAACCATGCCAACAAAACCCGTCTTCAACCTTCGCGCCGGCGATAAGCGTATCCCCACGAAATACGATCGCCTGCTATACACGCGCGGCCATCGCGCGCATATCTTCGCCCTTCATCGCGAGCACAGCAAAACCACCCGCAAGGAATGGATCGTTTCCGATCCCGTGAGCGGGTATCGACTGCTGCGCGTTAACGCGCACTATAAGGGCCTGCCGATATCGTCGGCCGATCTAACCCTCGCGCAAGCCCGCCAGTGCGCGCTCGCCGATATCGACGCGCTGGTCGATCGCGTCGGGCTTGATCAATTTGAAGCCGTCATTGACCGCGCGCACGCTCGCGCAACCGAAACCGTCGCGGAGGCATAACCATGCGCGCCTTACTCGCCCTCGCCCTGATCGCTGCCGGTATCGGCGCCGCGCTCGCGCTCCCTCCCCTGCTAGGCGCGCTCGCGCTCACGCCGGGCTTGATTGCCGCTATGTTTACCATTGGACGATAACGCCATGAAACGACACTATGGGCAAACCAAAGCCGAGCGCCAAGCGGACTATTGTGCGCGATTCTCGGACGCGCTCTTAACCCGCGCGCCTGGCCTGTCGGGCCGGATCGAATGGCCGGCCGTGCTTCACTATTTCCATTCCGGCACGCCAGTATCGGACGCGGTCGATCAATACTGTATCGCGCGGAATATCCAATGATTGCGGCCGCCCTTGTCGCGTTAGCCGCCGCGATTCTCGCAATAGTGCTGCGCCTATAGCCCGATCGCCCCACAAACCCCTACCGGCCCGCCTCGCGCGGGCCTTTTTCATTTCACGGCTCGCAAGCCGACAGCCCCGCTCGCGCTGTCCAACATACGCTTAATCTCCGCGCGATTGCCCCCTACGCTCTCGAGCACGTCAGGCGCAGCGTAGACGTGAACCTTGCTACCGTTCGGGGTCGCCTTGACCCGGCCAAGGTCGATCCAGCCCGCCTCGCGAAGCGCGTGAAACAGGGCGTAGACGCTACATTTCGCCCCGACGGGCATCTGGGCCTGTAGGCGATCCGCTAGCGCCTGCCAGGGGGCTTTAATCGCGCCTAACGCGAATTCGCCTCGGCGCTCGCGCATCATCTCGACCAGCGCCGACTCGACCGCTGACAGGCCCGCCGATAGCATGATGGCCTTGGCCTCGGTCATCGGGGGCGCGCCACCCGGCGCAAACGCTCTCACGTCCCTCGCGCGTAACCAACCGGCCACGGCGGCCCGCCCGCCGGCCTGGAACCAGCCCCAGATCGCAGCGCCCTCGGTTTTCGTCAACGGACGCGCGTCCGACCAGAGAACAAACCAGCGCCTATCGTCGCTGGGCAGCGTGATCGCCATGCGCTCGTTACTGAACGCGACCACGCTCAACCGGTTCAAAGCGTCGAACGGGTGCAGACCCTTGCGGTTGACCGGGATCAGTTCAGGCGGCGCAGCAAGCAGGGGCTTGAGCCGATTCTCGAGCGCGCGCCGATCCGACGCGTCAGCCTGGCGCAGTTCATTGATGACTAGCACCTCGCTCATCAGCGAGTAGCCCCACTGCGAATTGAGTTCCTCGTTCTTGATCAGCGCGACATTCTCGCGCGACGGCCCGCCGACCGCGTACAAAAACGGCTCGAAGGTCGTATCCTTGCCAATACCAGGCGCACCGCCCAGCAGCACGCCGTGATTGATCTTGACCTCGGGGTGTTGGACCTTGTAGGCCATCCAATCGAACAGGTGTTCGCGCTCGGACGCCTCGGGTAGCAGGCGCTCGACCAGATCAAGCCACGGGCGCACGTCGGCCTCGCCCTCGACGATTGGCCTCGCGTCACGCCAGAGGTTCGCGTAAACGTCGCCTGACTTTGCGACGAGCACCGTCTCGCCCGGCGCATAGGTCACACCCTGCAGAACCCTCGCACCCATCGCCTGACGGTTTTCATCGTAACTGATCGACGCCTCGACGCGGCGCTTCTTACCATTAGTCCCGGCATGCACTGACCAGCAAGTGATATGCCGATAGATCGCATTGAAGTTGCCGCGCGAATACTGTTTGCGTTCGATCAGATCAAAGTAGCCGTCGTCGGCATGCAGGTACGCGAACCGCTCAAACCAACCCTCGCGCTCAACCCGTCCGGCCTCACGGCGCTCGACCTCGGCCACCACGGCAGCCGCAGCGTCCGGGAACGCCTCGGTCGGCGTGAGCTTCGCCATCGCCTCGGCCATTCGAGCGGCCAGCAGTTCATCGCGCAGCCCCGGCGTGTGCTTAGGCCCGCCCTGCTCGGCCACCCACTGCAAAAACCGCGCGCTGTCCCAGCCGTCGCAGTGCGAGTGATAGCAACAGAACGCGCGATTGGCGGCAAGGTAACGGCCCTCGGGCGAGCCGTCGCTGTGCTCTGAGGCGTTAGGGCACACAACCCCTGCCCACCCCTCGGCGTTCGGGCGCTCGGTGACCAACCCCTGCGCGCTCAGCCACGCCAGCACGTCATCCGACCCGTCATCGCTCAACCTGATCGGGCGCACGCCGCCGGTGTCGTCCGGGCCGGGTTCGACGCCCAACGCGGAGCAGAGCGCCGGGAGCGTGTACTCGCGGTCGGGATGAAACTCGACCAAGCGGGCGCGAAAGCCGCCCTTGTTAGGCTTGAGATTGACACTGCCGGGCAGCCGAAAGTTTCTGACCGGATTGACCGCGCCGGTGTCGCCATAACCGGCTTGCGTGATCGCGCGAATGGCGGCGCTATAAGCACCCTTGGTCGGCTGTTCGCTGAAGGCATAGCCCCACTGGTAACAGCCCTCGGACGTCTCCATCACCCACGTAGGCGGCACGGGCGACGCCTTCGGCGCCTTGTCGGTCCCGACGTCATCCAACACCAAGCAAACCACATACTCACAGCACGCCGCACTGAAGCTGGGCTTACCGTCGATGAATCGGTCGATGATAAATGACCCGGTGTTGCAGTACCAAGCGCCCTCGGCCGTATGCGCCCGCTCGGGCAGGTACGCGGGCCATGACGCCTTGATCGCCCCGTCGGCGTGATACTGCAACTGCCCATCGCCGCCCTTGCGCGGCTTCTGTCGCACAAAAAGTACGGTTTCGCCCTCGGCGGCGAGGGATGTGAGATAATTCGTGAAGTTCATGTTTTCTCCGTAGTTAGCGCCCGCCTTGCCCGCGGGCGTTTTTATTTCCCATACCTCTCCATCACCTTGGCCTCGACGGCCAACGGCAATCCCTCGGCCCACGCTGGTGGGGTCGTCATCATACGCTCAAGCTCTACCTTCGCACGGTCTGGCTCGTCTGTCTCGACAACGATTTCATCGTGGACATGCAGCACAACATCCGGCACCTGCCGCAGCGCCGCCCGTAGGATGTCATGGGCGCTTGCCTGCGTCACGTTCTCGCACGCAAGCCCAGACCAGAGCCGCGCACGCGGCCATTCGGTCGCATCAGCCGCTGGCTTCCACGCGGCCTTGGCGTAGGTCAGGTGCTCGCCCTCGAAGCGCGCGTACGGGTAGCAGAGCACGCGCCCGCTCGGCAGCATGTACCAGAGGTGCTGACCGTCATAAACGTAGGTCACGCGCCCCGCGCTGAACTCATGGCCTTTGTGACGCATCGCGCTCATATAAGCGTTTTCGAGTGCCTGCCAGAAGGCCACCGCCCACGGGTTTGCCCGCCGCCAGGCGTCAACGATCCGACGCGCCTGCGGCTCATCAAAGCGCACGCCGTAGACGCGGCCCATCGCGCTAAACGCGCCGGTCGAGCCGCCGAACCCGAGCGCTAACTCTTGCACCTTGCCGACCTGGCGCTGATCGTCAGTGACGTCCAAATATTGGACCCCATAGGTCGCAGCGGCGTTGACCTTGTATGGGTCGAGGCGCTCGCGGAAGATGTCGAGCTTCTTCTCACCAGCAGGCGACGCGGCCAGCCATGGGTTGACCCGGCCCTCGATAGCCGACCAGTCAGCCACAACAAACTGCTTACCCGGCTCAGGAATCAACGCCGGGCGCAGCATAGACTTCAGGACGTCGGTGACTCGCGGTCCGAAGGTCGGAACGACGCTGTGGCCTCGAACGAGGGCGTGTCTAAGATCAGCGGGTTTTTTGGCGGCCTTCCTGGGAAAGTTGTGGACCTGTGCGCCATACGAGCTAGCTCGACCTGTCGCCGCGCCTCCAGCAAAAACAAATGCACCTCGCACTCTCTGATCTTCTGAATCAGCCAGCGCCGCGAGGCGGCTAAACTTCGCAGTCGATGACGCCCACAAGTCGTCGGCGCACTGGATTGTCTCGGCAACAGCGGGCGGTATCTCATCTGGGTTTTCCTCGGCG